GTGGATTTCGGGCGTGAATCCCTGCGCCGAGATCCTGCTCCCCAACAAGGGCTTCTGTAACCTTGTTGAAATTAATTTGAGCCACTTCAACGGCAAGAACATCCGTAAGCTGTGGCGTACTGTGCAGCTTCTGGCTCGCGCCAACTACCGCCAGACCTGCGTCAATCTGGTGGACGGTGTGCTTCAGCGGGCTTGGCATGAGAACAACGAGTTCCTGCGCCTGTGCGGCGTGGGCGTGACGGGCGTTGCCGAGTGGGATCGGGCCGACGATGCGCTGGCTTGGACGGAACTGCGGGATGCTGCACGTGGCGCGGCGTTCGAAATGGCCGATGAACTGGGTCTTCCCCGCCCCAAGGCGGTCACCACCGTGAAGCCGTCGGGCACCCTGTCCAAGATTATGGACACCACGGAAGGTGTGCATAAGCCGCTGGGCAAGTTCATCTTTAATAATGTGCGGTTCAGCAAGCATGATCCTTACGTTGAGAAGCTGATTGCCGCCAACTACCGCGTCTTTCAGGACCCGTCCAGCCCGGATGCCGTTCTGGTCACGTTCCCTGTCGCCTATGAGAACGTCAAGTTCGACGAGGTCGATGGCAAGTTCGTGAATCTGGAGCCTGCCGTCACCCAGTTGGACCGCTACAAGCTGCTGATGGACAACTACGTGGACCATAACTGCTCGGTCACCATCAGCTACAGCCCGGAGGAGGCGGCTGCTTCGGCGTCTTGGCTGCATAAGAACTGGGATAACTACGTTGGTGTCAGCTTCCTGTACCGGACTGACCCTACCAAGACCGCCAAGGACCTCGGCTACCTGTATTTGCCGCAGGAAGTGGTGGACGAAGAGACCTTCCGGGCCTATGCAAGCACCCTGAAGCCGCTGGAAGGGGCTACGCAGGCCGAAACGGACGAACAGGAGTTCGAAATTGACACCGGAAGCGAGTGCGCGACCGGCGCCTGCCCCATCCGCTAAGGTAAGGAGCCCGTGTTGTGGAGAATGTAGTGCTTTTGCTACCCCTGCTGGTCACTTTTGCACTGGTTGCAGGCGTAGTCTTGAAGAAATTGCTGGCTGGCGATCCTATTCTGAAGAGCAAAAGGCAAATGTTCTCAGGGCAGTAGCCCAGCGTAGTCTAGACGCTTGACTTCTGGGGGCCGGTAGGGTAGTATTCCTATCGGCCTTCAGCTTTTGGGACCTTTGGCATGCAGTTTACGGTGCAATACGACGACGGCGTCTGGGTTTTTACGGTCGCATCCGACGATGACGAGCCGGACTACCTCGAAGAGTTCGAAATCACCAACATCGGTGACGCTGCGGCTGCTGCCAAGGACCTGATCGAGGAGATCATGGAGGCGGCCGAGGCCGAAGACGAAGAAGACGACGAAGCTGACCCGCTTGAAGGGTTCCTCGACGAACTAGAGGAATAACTGGCGCCGTGACTGCTGACCGGGACTCGGCTATTCAGGACTTCCTAGAGGCTACCGACATCGACAGGCGGCTTCTGGAGGCCATCTCGCGTGTCCTAGCCAAGTCGCCCCGCGCTGTCCTTATTGCGTGGGAGGACGATACGTCCTTCGGGCTGACGTCCATACCCTTCTCTAGGAGCCTGATCAAGGGCATGGTCGACACTGCATTCGATGCGGTCTTCGGCGACGACGAAACCCCCGAGGCCGACCCCGATGAGTAACTACCTGATTCGAAAGGCTCGCTACATGTGGAACGGCTTGATTGTCCTGCCGATGTATGTTATACTCTTCCGCTAGACGGAGGCAGTATTAATGCCGTTTTATAAGATTTCGCAGCTAACGACGGCAACGTCCGCGTCGGCTACGGATCAGTTCGAAATCAACAGGGGCGGCGCTTCTAGGAGCGTTCAGCTTTCGGTTCTGGCTACCTACATTCGCCAGTCGGCCGCCGAAATCCCGGTCTTCGTTTCGGTGAGCGGCGCTGCCCTCGTAGTCAACGGCCGCGTCGGCGTCAACACTAGCACGCCTGCTGTGCAGTTCGCGGTCTCCGGCACCGATGCCATCCTGATTCCGGTCGGTACCTCTGCGCAGCGTCCGACTGGTGCTGCTGGTTACTTGCGCTTCAATACGGACCGGGCGTCCTTCGAAGGCCACAACGGTACGACGTGGGGCGGCATTGGCGGCGGTGCGGCTGGCGGTGGAACTGACCAGATCTTCTGGAACAACGGCCAGACTGTCACCACCGACTACAGCATTCCTAGCGGATTCAATTCCGGCAGCTTCGGTCCCATCACGGTAGACAGCGGCATTACTGTCACTGTTCCTGCCAGTTCCACATGGACAATCGTCTGATATGCCCCTGAAGCTCAATTCCTCCGGTGGCGGCTCCGTCACCCTCGACGTGCCCGGCACGGCCAGCAACTTCACCGCGACCATTCCGGCGAACACCGGCACCGTCGTCACCACGGGCAGCACGGCTGCTGTGACCCCTGCAATGCTGACGCAGCCGCTGACGCTGGCGACCGCGCAGGCGTCCACCAGCGGAACAAGCAGAGACTTTCTTGGCATCCCGTCGTGGGTGCGGCGGGTGACGGTAATGTTTAGCGGTGTCAGTACTAATGGCACCAGCCCGTTAATTTTACAAATTGGAACATCGTCCGGCTTTGAGACTTCGGGCTATCTTTCTCAAACCAATACTTTTGACAGTGGACCTGGCGGTGTTTTTGCGACGGGTAGTTTTGCGCTGACAAGTGTCAACACCGCTGCGTATAACTGGAACGGCGTCATCCCTATTTGTCTTATTGGGTCAAATTTATGGGTTACGAGCGGCGTGCTGATGACCGCAAGCGGAAGCGCCGCCACGACAATTATGGCTGGGTCTAAAACGCTCGCAGGCACCCTTGACCGCCTCCGCATTGCGACCGTCAACGGCACCGACACGTTCGACGCCGGAACCATCAACATCATGTACGAGGGCTAACCCATGCCTATCGTCATCAACGGAAGCACCGGCATCAGCGGCACGGACGGCTCTGCCGCGACGCCTGCTGTGCAGGGCACCGACGCAAACACCGGGATGTTTTTCCCTGCGGCTGACACCATCGCCTTTGCTGAAGGCGGCACGGAGGTCATGCGGATCAACGCCAGCGGCAACGTCGGTATCGGCACGTCGTCGCCTGCCCAAAAGCTTGAAGTGTTAGGGACGGACGGGCGCGTCCGTGTGTCTGGTACTGGGAGCCCGGGCTATGAGTTAAACGACAGCAACACTGCAATTGTGCTTGGCGCCGCAAACACTATGGACTTTTACACGTCCGGCTCACGGCGCGCCCGTGTCAACTCTGACGGTGTTTTCCTGGTCGGTACTGCATCTACGTTCGATGTGACATCTGGTGCCACCACGCAGCTTTCCGGCCAGTGCGCCGTGTACAACGGCGGCTCCCCCAACACCCTTATGAGCTTCTACAACAACACGCAAGCTGCTCGCGTTGGGTTCATTGGGTCGAACGGCAACTCCACATCCTACAACAGCGGCTCTGACTACCGCCTAAAGGAGAACGTTGTCGGCATCGCAGGCGCCCTTGATGCGGTGCAAAGCATGAGGCCGGTGACGTTCACTTGGAAGTACTCTCCCACTTCTGGCGTGTTCTCCGGTTTCATCGCGCATGAGCTTCAGGAGGTTTGGCCGGAAGCCGTCTCTGGCGAGAAGGATGCGATGTGTGGCGACGGCGATACGCCGGACTACCAAGCGGTCGATCAGTCGAAGCTAGTGCCTCTGCTTATCGCCGCCGTGCAGGAACTCACCGCGAAACTGGAAGCCGCAGAGGCCCGCATCGCAACGCTGGAGGCCCGCTGATGTCCACAATTCAATGTTCTAACCTCAAAAACGCCGCCTCTGCGTCGAACAACATCGTCCTCGACGCGAGCGGCAACGCGACGTTCGCTGGCACTGCGGCGATGGCGAGCAGCTTCCTGCGGAACCGCATCATCAATGGGGACATGCGGATCGACCAGCGGAATGCTGGGGCGAGCCTTACTGTCAACAGCGACTCTGACTTCTACGCCGTTGATCGCTTCTATGCGAGCGGCGAGAGTGCCGATGGTGTCTTCACCTTTCAGCGGTCCACCGTCGTGCCTGCCGGTTTTACCAACAGCGTCATTGCGACAGTGACGACTGCGGACGCCTCCATCGGCGCAACTCAGCGATACTTCATCTCGCAGCGCGTCGAAGGCTTCAATGTTGCCGACTTTGGTCTTGGCACGGCGTCTGCTGTCACGTTCACCCTGTCCTTCTGGGTCCGCAGCAGTGTTACGGGAACCTTTGGGGGCACTCTTAGCAACGGCACCAGCCGCTACTACCCGTACAGCTACACCATCAGCGCCGCGAACACTTGGGAGTACAAGACGGTCACGGTTGCTGGTGACACAACTGGCACTTGGAATACCGGCAACACGGTTGGCCTTGATGTGCTGTTCTCGTTGGGTTGCGGCAGCAGCCGCAAGGGAACGGCTGGCGCTTGGAGTGGGTCTGTACTGCTCGCCCCGACAGGCAGTGTTGACCTTATCGCCACCAACGGCGCAACCTTCTACCTCACCGGCGTCCAGCTTGAGGTCGGCACCGTCGCGACGCCGTTTGAGCGCAGGCAGTACGGGCAGGAACTGGCGCTGTGCCAGAGGTATTATGAGACGGTGGAAGCGCCTGCTCTTATGCCCCGAGCCGATATCGGCGCGACAGCCCGAAATTGCGCCGTCGTCTATTGGAAGGTGACAAAGCGCGCCGCCCCCACAGTGGCTGGCTCTGGCTGGAACTATGAAGGCCATCATAGCAGCACCCCTGCGATACTAAACCAAACTGTCAGCGGCGTGCGCCTTGACTATACAGGCGGCGATTACCGGGCTGGTGGCGGCTTGCTGTTCTGGACCACGTTCACATCGGCTGCGGAACTCTGAGCCATGTACACGAATGCAAAATGGATCGACGAAAACGGTCAGCACGCATCCATCCGCTGCGACATCAACGGCGTGACCAGCTTCGTGCCGATTGATGAAGCCAACACCGACTATCAAAATCTGATGGCTCTGGTGGCGGCGGGTGAACTCACGATTGCTCCTGCGGAGTAGGCTAGCCTGAATGGCTGACCCGAAAAAGATCTCGCAGCTTACGACGGCGGGTCCGCTTACGGGCGTCGAGCTTCTGCCTATTGTGCAGAACAGCGGCACCCTCCAGACCACCGTCTCTGCTGTCGCCATCTTCGCCACCAGCACGCTCTCCTCGAATATCGCGGCAGTTTCCTCGCGCCTCGACACCGTTTCTGCTGCGACTTCCGCCAACGCTGCCAACATCGCCACGGTCTCGGCCCTTGCCGTCACCAACGCCGCAGCTATCACCTCTATCAACAACACTGTCAACACCCTCTCGGGGCGCGTCGACGCTGTCTCTGCGGCCGTAGTCAGCACCAATGCGGTCGTCTCGGCGCTCTCTTCTGCGGTGGTGCAAGTCCAAGCCTCCATCTCCGCTATCAACTCGGCGCTCGCAGCCATCGACGTATCGGCCCTCGTCGCCCTCGAATCCCGCGTCTCAACTCTCGAAATCCGCGTAGCCAACGTTTCGGCTTCCATCAGCGCCCTGCAAGTCCAAGTCAATAACGTCTCGGCCGCCACCTCCGTCAATGCTGCCGCAATCACCTCCGTAAACAACGTCGTTTCCGCCCTAGAAATCCGCGTCAGCGCGGCCTCTGCTATCGGCGTCACCAACGCAGCAGCCATTACATCCATCAACAATGTTGTCTCGGCCCTCGAAATCCGGGTCAGCAACGCATCGGCAGCTATCGTATCGCTCGGCTCTGCCCTCACCTCCACTAACAACATCGTCTCCGCTCTCGAAGTCCGCGTCAGCGCAGTCTCGGCTACCGGTGCCGCTAACTCGGCTGCCATTACCTCTATCAACAATGTGGTGTCGGCCCTCGATGTACGGCTGACTGCCGTCTCAGCTTCTGTCTCGGCGCTCCAAGTCCAAGTCAACGCGGTCTCGGCAGCCGTCTCCGTCAATACCGCCGCCATTACTTCTATTAACAACGTTGTCTCCGCGCTCGAAATTCGAGTTGCGGCTGTTTCCGCTTCTGTCTCTGCACTTCAGGTCCAGCTAAACAACGTTTCTGCGGCCCTAACCTCCACTAACAATGTCGTCTCGGCCCTAGAAATCCGTGTTAGCGCGGCGTCTGCTACCGGCGTTACCAATGCTGCCGCTATCACTTCTATCAACAACGTAGTCTCTGCTCTCGAAATCCGGGTCAGTGCCGCTTCCGCAACTGGTGCCACAAACTCTGCCGCTATTACCTCCATTAACAATGTGGTATCGGCCCTTGAAATCCGGGTAAGTGCCGCATCCGCCACGGGCGTCACCAACGCCGCAGCCATCACGTCCGCCAATAACGTCGTGTCGGCTCTAGAAATCCGCGTTAGTTCCGCTTCGGCTGCCGGTGTCACGAATGCAGCCGCGATCACCTCCATCAATAATGTGGTATCCGCGCTCGAAATTCGAGTCAGCACCGTCTCCGCTGCGGTCTCCGTCAACACCGTAGCAATCAACGCAGTCTCGGCAGCGACCTCCCTCCGCGTCCTGCGCGCGGGCGACCGCATGACCGGTCAGCTTGCCGTTGCTGTCTCGGCCGATCAGATCGGCGTCAGTGTTGTCGGCGGCCTCGTCGTCACCAGCACCGTCAACTTCACCGGCTCCTCCGGCCTCCTCGTCCACTCCGGCACCACCGCTACGCGGCCCGGCTCGCCGACACCCGGCATCATCCGCTTCAACAGCGGGTCCAACACCTTCGAAGGCTACACTTCGGCGACATGGGGCGCAATCGGTGGTGGCGGTGGAGCAACGGGTGGCGGCACCAACCAAGCCTTCTACCTGAACGACACAGTCGTCTCGGTGTCCTATTCCATTCCGTCCGGCAAGAATGCTGGTACCTTCGGCCCCGTGACCATTGCTACGGGCGTGACCGTCGAGGTGCCTTCGGGGTCGACGTGGACTGTCGTGTAGTGAGTGAGGTGAGAATCTCCTTGCATTCCTTTTTCACCCCGGCTAGAGTGGGCTCCTAACCAAGGAGCAGTCATGAGCGACAAGATCAACCGCGTCCAGCTTCTCAACGACGCGAAGCTTCAGCTTTCGCCGTGGACCACCGAAGACGGACGCCTGTTCCTCGACTACACCGAAGCCGGCATCCGGCGCACCCTGTCCATCGCGCCTGCCGGCCACTGCGACTTCCGGGGCTGGTTCAGCGCCTTTTGCGTGGACACGGCCGGGCACCTTCCCAACGGCGACCTGTCTACTGCGGCCCAAACCTACTTCTCACATTGGGTACGCTCCAAGGGCCAGAAGGTCAAGGACTACATCCGCGTCGGCGGCAAGTTGGGCGACCTGTACCTCGACATTGGCAACGATGCCAACGACGCCTGGCACATCAGTGCCAACGGCATTATCAAGGTCCCGGGCGGCCCGACCCACATCCGCATGCTTCGCGGCGCCGGCATGCTTCCCCTCGTCGAGCCCGACCTCTCCGTCCCGGCCTCCGAGTTCCCTATCCTCCTCAAGCAGTTCGTGGCCGCCGATGACGACACCCTCATGCTCCTCGTAGCATGGATTCTGGGCTGCCTGCGTCCTGAAGGCCCCTACCCCGTCCTCACCATCTCCGGTGAACAGGGCTCCGGCAAGTCCACCATCCTGCGCCTGATGCGCCGCATCATCGACCCACACGCGCTCGACATGCGTACCCCGCCCGAGGACCAGCGCGACCTGCAAGCCATGGTCCGCAACTCCTTCGTCCTCGCCTTCGACAACGTGTCACACATCACCAACAAGATGTCCGACGCCCTATGCGTCATCAGCACCGGCACCGGGGCGCAAGGCGGTCGTGCCCTCTACACCAATGCGGAGGAGTCCGCAGTCCGCGTCTGCCGGCCCGTTGCCATGAACGGCATCCCTGACGTCGTCGAACGTGGCGACCTTGTGGACCGCTCCATCCACGTCCACTTGCCCCGCATCGATCCCAAGTTCCGCCGTGACGATAGCGAGTTCTGGGACGCCTTCCACGCCAATCATGCCAAGCTGCTGGGCTCCCTCATGAACGCCGCGTTGATTGCTACGCAGAACTATGGTAATGTGGTGCTGGCCGAAAAGCCCCGCATGTCTGCTTTCGCGGTGTGGGCCGTAGCTGCTGAACAGGCTTTTGGGTGGCCGGAGGGTCGCCTCATGGAAGTCTATAAGCGGAACCGGTCGGCCGCCGAGAGCCACATGCTGGAGTTCCACGGCATGGCCTCCGCTATGCTGCGTATGATGGAAAAGCAAAAGGAGTTCTCTGGAACCTATTCGGACCTGATCGGCCAGTTGGAAATGAACATCGGCCCCCGCGAGAAGCTGCCGCAGACCTCCCATAGCTTTGCTGCGGAACTCCGGCGCATTCGCCCTGCTCTCGAACGTCACGGCCTTCGCTTCTATAGTGCCGGGCGTTCCAGCAGTGTGACGCAGAAGGGCAGGTCCCGCATTTCCATCGTCCGTGTCGACGAGGAGGATACAGCCGCGCATGAGCAAAAAGAAGCCTGACGAGCCCTACGTTCCCGTAGTTTCGACGAAGCCCAAGCCGGACCACCTTGTGCGAAAGGAGAAGGCTGATCGTGAACGCAGGCCCAACCGCCTCTCGCAAGGCATGCGGCAACGGCAGTACCGTCGCGAACTACGGGAACTTAATATCCACCAGCCCAAGCGAGCCGTCACCAAGCAGCACGTCGAGGCGATCCGCTCCATCAAAGACCAACTTCGCGAAACGTGGCACGCGCATTGGGACAAGGTGGAACGCTTCAAGAACCTGACCCCGAAGCAGGTCGAGTTCGCTCGCCAGTACGCTATCAACGGCCGGACCAACAAGTGCGGTGCGGCCCGGCTCGCCGGCTACGACACCAACAACTACAACATCCTGCTTCGCATCGCCAACAAGAACTTGGCCCTTCCCCACTTCCACGATCTAGTGACCGCATTCGAAATCGAGGAGAAAGCCCGCATGAAGATCAACATCGAAGACGTCGTTAAGTGGTTCAACGACATTGCCACGGCGGCTATGCAGACTGGCGACTTCACCAACGCCAACCGCGCCATGGAGAACCTTGCCAAGTATCTGGGCATGTTCGTGGACAAGAAGGAAATCACCCACCGCACCGTCCACTCCAAGGAGGAACTGGACACGCGGATCGGGGAACTGACTGCCATCCTGCGTGAAGCCGAGCCGGACCTTGAGCGTAAACTCCGCATCAACTAGTCAGGACGCTCTCCTCCAACTCAAGGCAGAGCTAGCAGAGGCCCTCCACCAGAAGGCCGTCATCGA